CCGGGATCGAGTGGACCCGGGAGGGTCCACACGATGCTCTCGCTCACTATACGAAAGGAGTTAGTATGGGTTACGTCTCTTTCACTGATGGCAGGGCTTATGCCCGTGTATGCCAGAAAGTAGGCACGAACCAGATCCCCGGTTGTCCCGGAGATACTTACGATTGGTCGTATTCCAATGATATCACCTTTTTATTTTATGGTGACTTCAACGGATACGCCCTTGTCAGCCACCCCATATATATGGGTGACATTCTTGGTCTTCAAGCTAATAGCTTTGACCTTGATCGTCGGGCTGACTTTCGTACATACAAACCACCGACTAGTCCCTGGTTGTATGAGGAGGATCGTCTTCGCTATCCTGCTCCACGAGTCCCTCTCAATGAGGTTCTCGCGCAGGATCATTCGCCTGAGTTTCTCAAAGAGAAACAGACGAACCACGCGAAGTACTCCGGTGAGCTACGCGATAGGTTTTCCGATATTTCGGAAATCTACCGTGATAGCAATTACTCATCCGTCACCAATTATTGGGACGGATTTCATGTGAGTAAGTTGGAAACAACACCGGAAGTAGTAGGAGTCTACACCGCCGCTCGCCAGAGTGGTGTTGCGGACAACGGCCAACGAGTGTTTGAACTCGGTTTCAGTACCGAGTACCCAATTGGGTGGAACACTCATGCCGGGTGCGATTACGTCAAGTTCTTTGACGAGACTGCCTCTTATATAGAGTCGGTTGGCCAAGTATCATATGCCCCACACCCGTGGTGGCGTATGTACACGCGGTCGATGACGCATTCGGCGGAGTTCGACGGTTATACCGGAAAACTTCAAGCCGCCTACGAATACGAGATGCGTGCTGATTCCCCCTATGGGGTAGCCTATGTTCGCTTTGATGTGAATATAGACTATAGGTTTACCTTTCGACCGGCAGGTGCCGTCTATGGCATTGACCCTTCGGAATTTAACCTGATCAACGTTGGCATCTTTACAGATGCTAACCTCTCCACAGTCAATGTTATTGACTGGGGAGGTACGGATCCGAATTGGGGTATGATGGTTGACCCTTCCTACCACCCGCCTAGGGTGGATCAGGTTTGGTCTCTCATCAGAGGAGAAGAAGATGGCGTTCCGCCTATCTTCTATTCTTTCCCAGTTCAGTTCGCCTCCAACGTTCGCGATCGGTTTCGGCTGTACCGTTGTTATAACGGAACAAATCCGAATTTGCGCCACGATGTCTTCATGAAGATGACACGTGACGACCTTCCGAATGTTAGGCCATCCAGCTTTATAGCAGCTTCAGATGCATTAGACTCAAGTCTTGAGGTTCTTAGTGCTAACCACATTGAGAACCTGAGTCAAATCACTGGGCTACTAAAACTCCTCCCTGATCTTGGATCGATACCAAAACTTGCCGCTAAGGCTTGTAATGGTGATCCAAGCGCTATACTTGAGCTTGTTGATTACGTCACTGACGCAATTCTCAAGTACAGGTTCGCGCAATCACCTACCGTGTCCGATATCGAAGAGATAATCGAGGCCGGTGACATACGCAAAAAGGTGACTGATCTAGCTAAGGCGAGGGCCCTAACTGTATATGGTCAGTTCCTCTGGGATTACCCACAGGACTTGAACTATATCGGTGATGGGCGTCTCGTTCTCGAGGTGCATTCGAAGATTCGGCTTGTCACCGATTTTTCGAGTCTGATGGTCAGCTTGATCAGCGCAAATAGCGTTGGTCTACTGCCCACCTTATCCAGGGTATGGGAAACCATGCCTTTCACTTTCGTGGTTGACTGGTTTACGAATATGTCGCAACGTTTGAAGCTGGTTGATAATCAGCTCTTATACTATGCGATCAGGACCTCTTGGTCCGTCTATTCGTACAAGTTCCTCTACTATCCCGACTCTACAGAGTTGGCGCCGTATGGACTTGAAGTTCCGCCTTCATCAGGCGATCCATTCAGCCTCTCCGCGTATTATCGGGAATTCTCCCGGAGCGCACCTAGACTGCGCGACAGCAAGTATGATTTCCTTGCTGCCAGCCGTCCCCCAAACTTGGTGACGGTAGCTAGTCTCATATGGCAAACTGCTCATTAGGGCAGTGCCATCGTCCTGCTGCAAGAGTGCAGCATTAATCTCGCATCGAAAGGATGCAAAAATGACGACAACCATAACTTTGGCAAACATGCCAACCTCGCCATCGGACGTGGCCGTTAAACTCTTGGATCAATCCAAGATTTTTCGGACCAAATCCCAGGTCTCGGACGCTGGTCGCACAATCTCTGTAGACTATGTTTACAAAGACGGCGATCCGACGTACAAGACGACTGTCCGCGTTTCGCAGACAATCGATGAAGCGAAGAACCAGATCCGATCGACTCTGTCTCTACAGACTGTTCAAGTCGTGGAGGTGGATAGTACGGTTACTGAGACTGCGCCAATCCTGGCTTCTTTGAGCTGGGTTACACCTGGCATCATGGAAGACGCTGGGCAAGTGCTCGATATGATCGGCACCCTTTACTCGCTCACCTTCAACGGTGTAACGACTAAAGTGCCCAATGAAGGAATCATTGATTCCTTCAACTTTGGCGTGCTAGACGACATCTACTAAGATGTGGTTTAGCTCCTCCGAGTTAATCCTCGGGGCAGGGAGATTTAGACTCTCATCTGAATCTCTCACATTTTCACCTCAGCTTGACTATGGATTGAACGAGCCCTTCCTAAGGGTCTTTATCCTTTCATATGTTAAGTTGCTGAGCGATAGCCCACTCGAATCTTATGGCGTTAAGCCACACCACGTTTTCACGCGGTTTGTTCGTCTCTTAGTCAATCATGATCTAAGAGATACGATCAAAAGATTTGCTGGCCTGAGTAATGAACTCTTAAGTTCTGAGTTCGTTACTGGTGGCGACTCTACTCATAGAGTCTTCGTCACTGGTTTCTCTGATACTCCGGTTTTCCGCGAATATCATGAGTGGTTCAGGACGGGTCGACCAGACCTTCTTCAATTTCTGTTGAGTTTTTGCCTTTTTGGCAAAAAAACTTGCTTACGTTGATGAAGATCTAAACTCAACCGCCTTTCGCGGTTGGCTTGAGGTCGAAGAACGGCTACGTACACTTGAGTTTGGTACGAATGACTTAGCCTCATTAAGTAATATAGTGAGGGCCATTCTACCAACAGCCAGAGTCACAGATCTTCTCCCAGCCTTTGGGCCAGGAAAAGTCAGTGAACGATGGATTCGCGATGTGACAGATAAGTTAGATCAACTTGTCTCTCACCCGCGACTTGAGTACGCCTTCAATCGTGAAAGGCCTTATGCCTCTCGAGACGAAGGTTTCGGTATTATGTCTAATACCGTGAAGCTTAGCGGTAACTCAGTTGATATTTCGAGGCTTAAATTTGTCCCAAAAGACATTTCCAAGTCTCGCAGTATCTGTATGGAACCCAATTCATTCATGTACTACCAACAGGAAGTACTACGGATGCTGCGGATTTCCATGCGACGTGGTCTAATCTCCAGGTTTGTAAACATGGATGATCAGACACGTAACCAACTAGCTGCCATCCACGGGAGTAAATACCTGTCGATGGATACGTTGGATCTGAGTTCGGCGTCGGATAGCGTTCACGTGAACCTAGTCAGGAAGATTTTTCAACCTGGCTGGCTTCTCTACTTCCTCGCAACTCGCACATCACGTGTTGAGCTGCCGGGAGGTAAGGTAGTAAAGGTGTCGAAATTTGCACCTATGGGGTCAGCTATATGCTTTCCCGTACAGTGCATAGTCTTCACTGCTATCTGCCTCTACGCCTACGAAGCCCATCGCCGAGGTGAACCCACAGGGTCTTTTGTCATGACCGAAGAAGAGACTAAACGCCTCATCTTTCGGTTCATCCACAAGGATTTTGCGGCATCGACTCCTTTCACAAGGAAGTACGAACCGCCTGTGGTTTTCGGCGACGACATTATCTGTGATAGTCGTGTCACAGAGGGTGTCGTATCCACCCTTT